ATTAAGGGCTAGATTATAAGTCCATTGAGCACACATACCACCTACTTCTCCATCTCTTGCAAATACAGCATTATATGAGTCCTGCATAGCATTGAATCTCGTTATTGCTGTTGGGTTTAAAGATTCTGGTGGATCAATTACTGATGTTGGTGGTAATGGTTTTGCAGCACCCGAAGAATAAACTTGTTGAGTTGCTGTTGATTGTTGTTGAGCTGGTCTATTAGGAGTACCTGGTGATTTATTTGCTGGAACTGACAATGTATCAAGTTTTGTAATCCAGGCACTACCATCAATTTTTTGATTTACTCCTGTTACTTGAAGATCTACATTATCATTTTGATATGAAGGGGGTAATATATCATCTGTCATTAAAAACTTTTGAAATAATTTAATACCTGATATACCATCCATTTCTAAACTTAAATTAAAAGGTAAGAAAAATGGTGCTTGTAAAACTGGGTCTCCTCCAGTTAAAGGTTGACTAGCTAATATTCCTAATAGTAAATTAGCATGAGTATCATTAAATGCAGTTAAAGAATTAACATTATCATCAATCCATTTTCTCCCCCCATAAACTGTTTCAAGTAATTTTGCTTTATCATCATCACTATCAGCATCAAAAATATTTTCTTTAAAATTTGTAAGAGCTTGTGATTCAGGTGTTGGATCTTTTTCACCCCCAGTTTCTTCAGTTGAAGGAGATGATAGTTTTTCAGGAATTATTCTATCTTCTAACCCAGCATTATAATTTGAAAATGCAGTTGCATTTCCTGATACTTGGTTTGAATTTGCTTGAGCTCCTATAGATATCATAGTTGCAAAATTATTTGATAAATCTGCAGTTAAATTAACACTTCTAATAAAACTACCATTAACACCTGGTTTTACTCCAAATACATTAAATCTAGTAAATTCTCCAGATGGTGGTGGGTTATCAAACCTTTGAGGAATATCTTCTATAAATTGAATTTGTGTGCCATTTTGGGATAGTCTACAATCAAATGAATTTATACTTCCTAAAGATTCTATTATACCTTTATTTATTGATTGTAAATAAGAAATTAAACTAACATCTCCTCCTTCTTCAGGAGCTAATGCAGTAAGTGTTGCAGAGATATAATTAATATTTACCATAACATTAGCTAATCGAGCTAAATAAGTATTATTTTTATATTGAAAAACATCTGCAATTTCTCCCATTACTTCATTTAATTCAGTTTCAGGAAAAACTAATGTTTCATCTCCAGCAGCACCATTAGTATAAGGTATTAAACAAACTTTTGGGTTTGAAGAAAACTGCCCCGGGATAGTTAATATAACATTATCATCATCATCTAAATCATCAAATTTCATATCAAAAGTAACTATAGGTACTGGTTTTGGTTTAGTAGTATATAGTAATAATTTTGCTTGAATAAAAGCCATTAAGGCCCCATATCTCATATAAACCTGTGGAGATTCATTTTGATCATCATCTGTAGGTTCAACAGGTACTGCTAAAATTGCTTTTTTAAATCTTTTATTAGCCTCTGCAGATGGTTTCCCAGTTTCATCGGGAATTCTTAAAATATAATTAAAAAGTTTAGGTGGTGAGGTTGATGAATTATCTTTAGCTACAAGTTTAGCACAAGCTTTAAATAAATCATACATTTCTCTATGCAACATAGATTTATTCTTATTTGCTATAAGAGGTAATTGATCTTCACTTTCTTCTTCATCACTACTTGAAAATAAACTTGCAAAAAACCCTTTTCCATTATCTTCAGATTCAGTATCTTCACTTGTAGATTTATCTTTAGGGTTATTTATATTTATTTTTAAAGACTCAATAACATCTCCTATTGATGTTAATTGAATTTGACAGTCATAACTTCCATCAGGATTAAACTGCCAATTAAATTTCGTTATTTTACCATAAATAGCATCATAATTTCCAAATTTTAATTCTCTTTCTTTTTCTATTTTTCCATACAACTCATATTGAGTAGAACCACCATTAAGTAATGCTGTTAAAGGAGGAGAATAAAAATTATCCATTGA